AGACGGAAGAGAATATTTCTTGTCCTCGATCTTGCTGGCCAACGTGCCGGAAAGGTACTCTTTGAGTCAGAAGGCCTGTCAGGGTATTCTCCTCCGGGCGCAGAAACGGGGCAAGGAACTCCCGGATGTTCTCAGGAAAGCGCTGGAGCGGCAGGCCCGGCAGTAATCCTCAACGACATGGGCGGCACGAGAATGAACGTCACGGAAGATGTGACCGGCACGCTCCGCGCACAGAAAAAAGGACATCCGCCCATCGTCCTTGACGCCGGAGGCTTCTGCACCGAGCATTCCGCCGACAGCCGCGGAATCGGGTATGAGGATGAGAAAGCGCCGACGCTCAGGGCAAATGTCGTTCCCGGCGTCGCCCTCCAGTTCAATCCAACCGACAGCAGGATCAGAATTGAAAAGGAAAACGTCGCGCAATGCCTGACCGCGAGAGCGGGCACAGGCGGAAACCAGACGCCCCTCGCAATGGTTCCCGTTGCATATGGCATCTGCGCGGACCAGTCCAGGGGCATGCTGTCGGATAACCCCAAAACAGGGTTTTATGAAGCCGACATGAGCCGCACACTGGACTGCAGCCCGGATCCCGGATGCCGTCAGGGCGGCATTGCTGTGGTGGAAGAAAAGCCGGCATATACCATAACCACCGGCTCCTTCATGGAAGTGAATAAAGAAGTATCACCCACCCTCATGGCGAGGGACTACAAAGACGCTCCGTTGGTGGGCGAAGCCCCGGAAGTGGAATACCTGGTGCGCCGCCTGACGCCGGATGAGTGCTGCCGGCTGCAGGGCTATCCGGACAGATGGTGCAAAGGCCTGGAAATCCCCTGGCCCACGGAAGAAGATATTTCCTTCTGGACAGATGTGTTTGACGAGTATCAGCACGCTGTTGGCTCAACCGCCAGGCCCAAATCCCGCCGGCAGATCATTCAGTGGCTGATGAAGCCGGGCGCCGATGCCGCGGAATACAAAGCCTACGGCAATTCCGTCTGCGTCTGGTGCGTGTTCTTCGTTCTTGCCGGCATCGTGTGGGCAGAAGAACAAACTGAAACGAACGGAGGTGAAACCAATTGAGAGAAATCATGCTGAACGGCTATATCGACGACGAGGTGTGGTTTGGCGACGAGATTACCCCGGATGCCCTTCACGCTCTCCTGTATGCCGAAGATAAGGATCACACCGAAGATGTTCATATCCGGCTGAACTCCTACGGCGGGTCATGCAACGCCGCGGTGCGGATGCACGATGACCTGGTCTCTTACCCCGGAAAGGTCAGCATCACGGTCTCCGGCACAGCCGCGTCCGCCGCCACGATTCTGTGCATGGCAGCCGATCACCTGGAGATGACGCCCGGCTCCCTCTGGATGATCCACGATCCCAGCATTGTCGCTATGGGCAATGTCCGTGATCTGAAGGACGCCATCCATCTGCTGGAAGCCTGCAAGGAGAGCATTCTGAACGTCTACGAGACCCGCATCAAGGTCACCAGGGATCAGGCGGCCGCCATGATGTCAAAGACTACCTGGATGGATGCCCAGAAGGCGCTGGAGGATGGATTCATCGACGGTATCCTCACTGTGAGGCAGGCCGGCCCCACCGACTGCATCGTGCCGCTGGCGGATGCGGAAAAGAAGGTGCAGGACTGGATTGACCGTCACAAGATCAGCGCGACTGTGCGCCGCGATCCCATACCCATGAAGGAGGGCGTTCTGTATGAAGCCCAGACCCGAACCGCCGCTGCGCAGGAAGAAGCGGCCCAGATGGAGACGGAAACGAGGGAACCGGTCGCCTCGCCTGCCGAGACGATTCCCACCTCTTCTTCCTCTTCCGGGGAGACCAGTCAGGAAACCACGCAGGTAAACATGCAAGATCATCCGGATGATTCCCCAACCGAAAATGGCACCCCGGTCAGCCAGCTGCAGAAACGGCTGGCTCTTATTATGCCCATCGAGGCGAAAAACGCAAAGGAGCAGATGTATGAGTAAGATTCTGGAAATGCGTCAGAAGCGCGGTGAAATCTGGGACCAGGCGAAGGCCTTCCTCGACTCTCACCAGGACGAAAACGGCGTCATGAACGCCGAAGACACCCAGACCTACGAGCGCATGGAGCAGGAGGTCGTTGACCTCGGCCATGCCATTGACCGGCTGGAGCGCGCCGAGCAGATGGATCGCGAGCTGAACGCCGATCCCGCCAACCCCATGCTGACCGGCCACCCCGACAGGCCCGACCGTGCCGACACCCGCCGCGGCATCGCAAGCGACGCCTACAAGAAGGCGTTCTGGGCACAGCTGCGCGGCAAGACCTCCTACGAGATCCGCGACGCTCTGCAGGTGGGCGAGCTGTCCGAAGGCGGCTATACCGTTCCGGACGAATTCGAACACCAGCTGGTGGAAGCGCTGCAGGAGGAGAACATCATGCGCGGCCTCGTGCATGTGATCACCACCGCTTCCGGCGACAGGAAGATCCCGCTCGTCACCAACTACGGCAATGCTTCGTGGATCGAGGAGGAGCAGCAGATTCCCGAGAGCGACGTGGGCTTCGGTCAGATTTCCCTGGGCGCTCACAAGCTGGCCACCGCCATCCGCATCAGCCAGGAGCTGCTGCAGGACTCCGCCTTCGACATGGCGGCCTTCATCACCCACGAGTTCCAGCGCCGTGCCGGCGCCGCGGAAGAAGAGGCCATCATCTCCGGCGACGGATCTCATAAGCCCATCGGCCTGCTGCACGACACCCTCGGCGCTCAGGTCGGCGTGACCGCCGCTTCCTCCACCGCCATCACCGCTGACGAGTTGATCGACCTGCAGCACTCCCTCAAGTCCGGCTATCGCCGCAAGGCCGCGTTTATCATGAACGACGCCGCGATCAAGGCCCTGCGCAAGCTCAAGGATGGCCAGGGTCAGTACCTGTGGCAGCCCTCCATCCGTGAGGGTGTGCCGGACATGGTGCTCAACACCAGGGTTTACATGTCCAACTACATGCCCCTGCTGGAGGCCGGCAAGAAGGTCATCCTTTATGGCGACTACAGCTACTACTGGCTTGCCGACCGCGCGGGCCGCACCCTGCAGCGTCTCAATGAGCTGTACGCCATGACCGATCAGGTCGGCTTCAAGCTCACGGAGCGCCTGGATGGCCGCCTGATCCTGCCTGAGGCCGTCAAGTGCCTGCAGATGAAGGCCTGAGACCGCTCAACCCGACACGGCGGGCTGTTCAGAACGGGCAGCCCGCCTACCATAGGAGGAAATTATGTCTGATACTTACAACACCAAAAATTATGCCGCGCACGGCGGCTCGGAATGGGTCATCGGCGGAAGGCTGACCTTTCTGGACGGCGCCGAAGTGAACAATTTTCCCGGCGGCAGCGGAGGCGGCTATACTCTGCCCACAGCAAGCGCCGATACGCTCGGCGGCGTCAAGGTTGGCGCCGGCCTGACGATCACGGACGGCGTGCTCTCCGCGAACGGCGTTACGCCCGCCGCCGCCCAGACGGACAGCGAGGCCACGACCATCGCCGCGCTGAAGGAGGACTTCAATGGCCTGCTGGCCGCGCTGCGCGCAGTCGGTCTCATAGCCCCCGCTCAGAACAGCGAACCTGCCGATGGTGAGGGCTGATGATCGTCTCTCTGGAAGAAGTCAAAACCCATCTGCGCATCCAGCATGATGAGGAGGACGACTACCTGAACGGCCTGATCGCCCAGGCGCAGACCGCCGCCGAGGACTACTGCCGCGTTTCCTTTGAGCCGTATCTCCAGCTTGACGAGGATGGAGAAGAAGTCGAAGCGCCAGTCCCGGAGCCCGTGCGGCTTGCCCTGCTTCTGTTCGTGGGCTTCTATTACGAAAACCGGGACATCCCCGACATGACCACCTACAAGGCCATGCGCATGGCGTTTGACAGTCTGCTCTATCCCTATCGTGACCCCGCCAGGATGTTCTGATCTGAACGCAAGAATGGAAGTGATGTCGCTTGCGAGGCTATAAGAACTTTGAAAGCAGCCCCCATCCTGGGGATCTTCGGCATCTGGTGGAAATCGGGTACACCGAAAACACAATCAATGAAAACGGATACCCGGAGCCCAAAGATGTCGTCATCTGCCGGGTGTGGGCCGCCGCAGTGGATGCCGGCAACCAGCACTACCGCAGCGCCGACGTCATGAACACCGAGGCGGTGATCAACTTCACCATCCGCTATCGCACAGATGTGAAACCCGGCATGTGGGTGCGTTTCCAGGGCGAAAAGTGGAACATCTCCACTCTGGGCGAGTATCAGTTCAAGCGCACATACCTCGGCCTGAAGGCCTCGCTTTCCAAGGGGGTCAGCGGATGAGGGAAGTACAGGAAGCGCTCAGGAATATCGGCATTCCCGTATATGCCGGCATCTGGCGCGCCACCAGCATGGATCAGAATCCGCCCGCGCAGTACGTGGTCTACTCCACCACCCTGGTCGAGGCTTCGCATCAAGACGACAGGGTCACGTCCTACCGCACCTTTGTCTATCTCAATCTGTGGAGCGATTTTGACCCAACGCCAATGAAGCTGAAGATCCGGAAAGCCATGTACGACTACGGCTTCAGCATCAGGGAAGAGTCGGACAAGGGCTATAATCAGCCCGCCTATGACACGCCGACAAGACAGTATACGGTTCAGTGGACATGGGTATGGTTCGAGGACGTGCCGCCGGAAGCCGATGAGAATGACAGCGAGGAGGCACCGCCCGATGCCGATGAAAGTTGACGGTCTGGACGCTCTCATGACCGACATCGCCTCCATGGCCGCCCAGCTGGACATGGAGAAGGGCGGCTCCGCCGCGGCCAGCCGGATCCTGGAGCAGGCGGCTGTCCCTGTGGAACAGCAGATGAAGGAGAACGCTTCCCGCGATCCCCGGATCATCACCGATAAACTGCACAGCGCCATTCATACCGGCCCTGTCAGGAAGCGGCGCAACGGCGGAAAGCGCATCACCATTGGCGTTCACCGGAAGGACTGGGACGACGAGGATTATTATCCCGCCTACGTCGAGTATGGGCACGGCGGCCCTGGCCCGGCTCCCGCCCATCCCTATATCCGGCCCGCCTACGACACAACCGAAGACGAAGCCTATGAAATCATCCGCGACGGTCTGCGTGAAGCCATTGACCGCCGCGGATGATCTGTTCACAACACATCCTGCCCGACAGCAGGAGAAGGAGGAATACATGCCCACCAATACCCCCAAGGCATCCCCGGCCGTGTCTTCGACCATTGGCCTGAAGAACATGGTCATCGCTCCGCTCACCGAGGATACCGAAGAGACACTCACCTACGGCGATCTTCAGCTGGTAGCCGGCGCCATCGAGGCGTCTGTCACCCCGGACAACGCCGATCCGGATATCCAGTACGCGGACGATATTGAGTTCGACACGCTGTATCCCGATCCGGAGCTGACGTTCCGCACCCAGATGGCGGACATCCCCCTGACCATCCAGGAGATGGTGTTCGGCAACAAGATCGACGACAACGGCGTGCTCATCCGCACTGCCACCGACAAGCCCGGCTATTTCGCGGTCGGATTCATGTCCGAAAAGTCCAACCACAAGTTCCGGTATGTCTGGCTGTATAAAGTGAGGGCGAAGCCGGTGACCGAAAACTACGGCACCAAGCAGGGCTCCACCATCAACCGGCAGACCGGAGAGATCGAGTGGACCGCCATCAAGCGCACCCACGACGGTCAGTACCAGGCCATTGCTGATGAAGGCGAGAACGGATTCACCGCCGAAAATGGCGCGACCTTCCTTCAGTCCGTGTATGCGCCGTCCTTCACCACGGGCGGTTAATCTCCGCCATTTCCCATGAGAAAAGCCGCACAGGCCCCGAGCGCAGGCAGTCCCACCAGTAAATATGAACAGGCTGGCTTTGGCGCATTCGGGGTCTGTACGGTGTTGCAATCGATTATTCATGACAGGAGGATTTGATTATGGTGACTTGCACTCTGGCCGGGAAGGAATACCGCATAGACTACGTGACCGGCCGCGCCCTGCGGGAAATTGAGCCCGCGGCCAAGATGTACGCCAGGATCGTCGCCATCTCCAACGCCGCCGTGAACGGGCAGGATGTTTCCGAAGCCGACCAGGTATCCGTATCTGAGGCGCTGGATGTGATGATCCGCTGGTTCTGTTTGCTGTTTCAGAATCAGTTCGCGCCGGACGAATTGCTGGACGGCTATCCCGTGGACCGGCTGATGCACGACATTGCGTTTGCGCTCATGGCCGTGCAGACCCAGACGACCAATGTGCTGGACTCTTTCCCTACGAAGGCAGCGGAGACGGAGAAGCCGGAGCGGACGGGGCCGGTGGAGATTCCCCGCGCCTGACGCTGCCGGATTTCATCTACTCCACCTACAACTCCCTGTTGGAAAACGGCTGGAAGATGAAGGATATAGACGAAATGGACATGCTCGGGTATTTCAGGCTCCGGGCGTGGAAGGCTCAGCGGGAGAAGGAAAAGAAATCACCCCGCCATCGGTATATTGACGAGGTGTGGAGCAACATGAAGCCGTGACAGAATGTCACGTTTTTGGTGAATAAGGCAGGTGAATTCGTTTGAGCGAGACGCTCCGTGATCTGGTGGTATCGCTGTCCCTTCAGACGGACAACTTTACCCGAAACATGCAGTCGGTCAACAAGCAGATCAAAGAGGCCGAGTCCTCGTTCAAGCTGGCGTCCGCCGGTGTTGACAAATTCGACCAGGACGCCGCCTCCCTCGGCTCCCAGCTCGGCGCGCTTCAATCGAAGCTCTCCCTCCAGAAAACCGCTGTCGACCAGTACGCCAAAGCGCTCAAAGCCGCAAACGACAAGCTGCAGGAGTGCTTCACCCGCCAGAATGACTACGCCAAGCGCCTGGAAGAGGCAAAGGCCCAGCACGACGCGCTTCGTGACCGGGTCAGCCGCACGACTGCTCAATATAAGGAATATGTCAGAACGCTGGGTGAATCTGACTCCGCTGCCATTGCGGCCAAAGCCAACCTTGACGCGCTGAAGGAAGAATACAGGGCCTCGGGTGAGGAGCTCCGCAGGCTTGCCGGGCAGCACACGACCCTGACCAAGGCCACCCAGAACGCCGCGGACGCTGTCACCACGGCCAATACACGCCTGAACACTGCGAAGGGCGCTGCCAGGGAAACAGAACAGGCGATTGCCAAAACAAACGCCTCTCTGACCCTGGCGCAGACCAACTGGTTCTCAGCGGGAGAAGCCATCCAGCGGGCCAATATGGAGATTACCTCCATCGGAAAACAGATCAGGCTGGCGGAGAGTGAGTTCCGGCTGGCCACGGTCGGCGTCAGGGACATGGAGCAGAATGTGGCGGGACTTACCGCGCAGCTGACCATGCTCCAGGAAAAGTTGTCTCTGCAGCAGGCGGCGGTTCAGCAGTATGAGGCGGCATTGGCCGGCGCGAGGGAACAGCTTCTGGCTGCGCAGCAGGTCAACGATCCCGAACGTATCCGCCAAGCGACAGACGCCGTCACTGACGCGCAGACCGCGCTGAACAACGCGAAGGCTGCCGTCCGGGAAACCGAAAGCGCGATCATCGAGTGCAACGCCTCCCTCTCCCTGGCGCAGACCAACTGGTTCTCCGCCGGTGAGGCGATCCAGCGGGCCAATGCGGAAATCACATCCATCGGCAAACAGATGCAGTTGGCGGAGAGCAGGTTCCAAGTCGCCACGGCTGGCGTCAGGGACATGGATCAGAACGTCGGCGCGCTGCAGGCGCGGATGACGCTGCTCCAGGAGAAACTAGCCCTTCAGAATGCGGCGCTCGCTCAGTATGAAGCCGCGCTGGCGGCCGCGAGAGAACAATTGGCAGCGGCCCAGGCCGTCAACGATCCGGAGAAGATCCGACAGGCTACGGACGCGGTCACAGACGCCCAGACCGCTCTGAACAACGCAAGCGCCGCTGTCATTGAGACAGTAGGCGCCATGGGCGACTGCAACGCCGCCCTGGATCTGGCGAAGACCAACTGGTTCTCCGCCGGCGAAGCAATCCAAAAGGCCAACGCCGAAATTACCACCATTGGCAAGGAAATTCAGGCTGCCGAGAGCGAATTCAAGCTCGCTTCGGCTGGTGTCAAAGACATGGAGCGGGATGTTACCGCCCTCATGGACAAATTCGACATGCTTGCCCGGAAGCTGGAACTGCAGCAAAAGGCTGTAGAGCAGTATCAGAACGCCCTCAACGCCGCGCGGGAACAGCTGGCCGCCGCTCAGGCCGTCAACGACCCGGAGAAGATCCGGCAGGCAAATGACGCGGTGCGCGACGCTCAGACAGCCCTGAACAATGCCAATGCCGCCGTCAAAGAGACAAGGACTGCGCTCCTTGAATGTGATGACGCCCTGGCGCTGGCGGAAACCGGCTGGTTCAGAGCCGGCGACGCCATCAAAAAGGCACAGTCTTCCATCGAGACCATCGGCAAGAAGATGCAGCTGGCGGAGAGCCGCTATAAGCTCGCCACGGCAGGTCTCAAGGATGTGGACAAGAGCGCCGAAGGCCTGACTGCCAGGCTGACCCTTCTCCAGGAAAAGCTCGCGCTGCAGGAGAGCGCGGTCCGGAAATACGAAACGGCTCTGCGCGGCGCGCGGGAACAGCTGCGTGCGGCGAAAGACGCCGGCGATCCCGAAAAGATCAATCAGGCCCGCAACGCCGTTATTGATGCCGAGTCCGCGCTCAATCGCGCCAAAGCAGCCGTCAGGGAAACACAGGCAGCCATCGAAAGCACGAACAAGGCGCTCAAAACCGCCCAGTCCTCCTGGACCGCTGTCGGCAAGAGCATGGAATCCTTCTCGTCCAAATGCGAGAAGGTCAGCAAGTCAATGACCAAGGCGGGCCGGGTTCTCTCCGTCGCCGTCACGACGCCCATTGTTGCGCTCGGCAAGACGGCCATAGACGCCAGCCTGGACTTTGAAAGCTCCTTCACCTCCGTGCGGAAGACAGTGGACGCCACCGAGGAAGAATTCGACGAGCTGGCCGCGTCCTCGAAGCAGATGTCCACGCAGGTCGCCGCCTCCACTTCAGAGATCAACGAGGTCATGGCCACGGGCGGCCAGCTGGGCATCGCCACCAGAAACCTCACCGGATTCACAAAGGTTATGATCGACCTGGGCAATTCCTGCGAAGACCTGTCCGCAGACGAAGCCGCCACCTCACTGGCCAAGTTCGCCAACGTCATGAAGACCGACCAGAAAGACTTCGACCGCGTCGGCTCCACACTGGTCGATCTGGGCAACAACTACGCCACCACCGAAAAGGCGATCATGGAGATGTCCCAGCGCCTCGCCGGCGCGGGCAAGCAGGTTGGCCTGACGGAAGCCCAGGTGATGGGCTTTGCCGCGGCGCTGTCCTCTGTGGGCATCGAAGCCCAGATGGGCGGCTCCGCGTTCTCCAAGGCGCTGGTCAAGATGGAAGTGGCGTCCGCCACGGGCGGACAGGCGCTCGAGGATTTCGGCAAAGTCGCCGGCATGACCGGCCAGCAGTTCAAAGCCCTGTGGGACAGCGATCCCGCCGCCGCTTTCCAGGCGTTCATCGTCGGCCTCAGCAGAATGGATGACGAGGGCGAGAGCGCCATCGCCACGCTGCAGGAAATCGGCATCACCGAGATCCGTCTGCGCGACACGCTGCTCCGCGCCACCAACGCCACCGAGCTTTTCGCCAACACGCAGGCAACAGCCAACAAGGCGTGGAAGGAAAACACCGCGCTGACCACGGAGGCCAACAAGCGCTACGCCACCACGGAAAGCAAGCTGACCAATCTGAAAAACAAGGCGATGCTTTTCGGCCAGCAACTGGGCAATGATCTGAATCCCACCATCCAGAAGCTCATTGGCGGCGTAAGTAATCTCCTCGACAGATTCATGTCCCTGGACGAAGCCCAGCGCATGGCGATTATCCGGTTCGCGGCCATTGCCGCGGCGACCGGCCCGGTCATGCTCGGTTTCGGCAAAGTGACCAAGGGCATCGGCACTGTCGTCGGGGGCATCGGCAAATTCGCTGCTGCCGTCGGCGCGGCGGGCGGCGGTTTTTCCGGGTTTATGTCGGTACTGGCCAAATCTCCCGCCGTGTGGGCCGCCATGGCCGTCGCGGTGATCGCGGGCACAGTCGCCCTCTACGATTACGTCAGCGGCGCAAAGGCCGCCCGCGAGGCGCTGGAGGGCATGGCTGAAACGGCGAAGAAGTGGAAGGAGACCGCCGCGGAGACATTCTACGGAAAGAGCCAGGGCTTGTCATATTTCGGCATGTCCGCTGAGGACTTTACAAAGAGCGGGAAAGGCCTCGCCGCCTCCAGCGAAGAATGGCTGAAGGGCCTCATCACCGTATGGACCGATGGCGAGAAGGAAACGGACGCCATTGTCAAACAGTGGACGGATTCTTGGAACGCCCTCACGGAAGACACCCGCGCCGGGCTGCAGAGCCTGAAAGACACCGCCGACGCCGCAGGGTATACCGGCCTGTCGGAGCAGATGGGCGAAGATCTCAAAGTCCTGGACTCCATGGACAAAGAGATCGCCTCGCTGCTCAAACGCCGGCAGAACGGTCTGCTGACCGACGCGGAAAAGGTACGCCTGCAGGAGCTCATCGACACGCGGGACGCCATTGCGGTCAAGTACAAACTGGTGCCTGAAACCAGCGATACGGCGGGCTTTGACACCATCCGAAAGAAAGTGGAGGCCGAAGTCACCCGCGCAGAGGCGCGAGGCCAGGAAGCAAGCGCCGCCGTCTATGAAGAGGCCATGGTCGCCGCCGCCGAGGGCATGGCCGCCATCAACAAACAGCTGGATGAGCAGTACGATTCGGAATACGCCGTCATCCAGCTCATGACGAACGAGCAGGAAAAACAGGCTGCCCTGACGGCGCTCAACGAAAAGTACAATGCCAACCGCAAGGCCGCCGCCCAGGAATACGCCCAACTCATGGCCGACGTGGTTATGCCCGTATGGGAACAGGGCGATATCCAGGAGGCTAAGGGACAGATTGGCGACCTCATGCAGCTGCTCCGTCAGTACAGCGCCGCCGCGACGGACGCCGAGAAGAAGGAACTACTGCCTCAGCTCAATCAGCTCACCCAGAGCATGGACGAAGGCGCGCTCACGGAATACATCGCCCTGCTCACGCAGATCCAGTCCCTTCTCGACAGCGGCATGAGCGAATCAGAGGTTCAGGAGATGTTCCCGGAGATCGATTTCTCCGGCGCGCTGGATCAGCTGGCGGCCATCCAGACCTATCTGAACACCAACAAGTGGGATTCCAACCTCAACAGCCTGCAGGATATGTTCGGCAGCGCCCTGGGCGAGGAAGTGCTCACCATCGCCACGGATCTGGATATGACAGGCGCGCAGACACGCTGGGACGAATGGGCCACCAACCCCGGCGCGATCACGACCGACGCCATCATTTCCGGGTATACGGAAGCCGAGAACGCAACGAAGCAGCAGCCCACCGTGGACGCCTTTGTGGCAAAGTATACGGAGATTGAGGAAGGCGCGGATAAATCTTCTCTCACGCCCGAGGGTCTGGTGGCATATGTCGCTGCTTATGCTGAGGCCACGACAGGCGCGGATGTTTCGGGATTGACGCCCAAGAACATCACCGCCATGGTCTCAGCCTACAAGGAGCTGGCCACCGGCGCGGATGTCTCCATGCTGACCCCTGGCGATATCACCGCCTACATCATGAAATACCTGGAAGGCGAAGGCGTTGACACCTCGGCGCTGACCCCCGCTGCCGTCACCGCCTTCGTCATGGCCTATGAAGAAGTGACGGGCGGCGCGTCCACCTCGATGCTCACACCGTCCGACGTGACAGCCATGGTTGTAAAGTATGCCGAAGCCGAGGGCGTGGATCTCACCGCGCTCAAGCCCGGCCAGATCGAGGCCATCGTCTCCTCCTTCGCGGAGGCGACGGGATGCGACAAATCGGCGCTGCTCAGCGAGTTCGTGGCCTACATCACCGAATACAAAGAGGCGGCCGGGGTGAAAAAGCCCACGCTGAACATGCAGGTCGGTCTTGCAGGCTATGATCTCATGGCCTACCGCCGCTGGCTGAAGGAAAACCAGGTGGAAGTCGAGGGCATCGTCCGGCTCAGCGAAGTGTACGAGGATCCCTCTCAGGCGCTCGGCGACAGCGGCGTGAAATACTGGAAGGATGGCGCGGAGATTCCCGTTTCAGCTGTCGCTGAAGACATGCTTCGTCCGGAGAATGTGGCCATCCTGGACAAGGACGGCACGATGCACATTCTGGTTACCGCGGAGATCACCGGCGCGCCGGAGGCCATCGCGGAGATGCGGGAGCAGGTGGCTGAAGTGGATCAGCTGGGCATGACCGCTGTCGGCACCGCGCTGACAGGCATCATGCCGACCTCTCTCATGGGCTTCATTGACGCCGCTGAGAAACGCATAGAAACATTTAAGAATCCGGGCTTTTTCGACTTCGCCTGGCTGACCGATCTCATCGACGCCAACGCCAGGCTTGAAACGCTGGACTTGTCCATGCAGTCCGACTTTGACGCCGAAAACGTGGCCGAGCTCTCCACCTATGTGGCGGAAGTGGTCAAGGCCATCCAAAACGGCGAAGCGGTCAGCGAGGACGACATCGCCAACCTGCAGAAGATACTGAACTTCGTGCAGGATCTGGACTCGGTGGGCGTCGGCGCAAATGTCACCGAGGGCATCGCCGAGGGTATGACGGAGGCGGGCTGGGATACCAGCGCCGAGACGCTGGCGGCCAATCTGGAGACAGCGATCAACAGCGCGCTGGTCATCAACAGCCCTTCCGAACGTCTGAAGCCCGCCGGCGAATACGTGGCCGCGGGCATCGGCGAAGGCATGATCGGATATGATTTCTCTACATCCGCCGGACTTGTGGCGACAGCGCTGGAAGCGGCGTTGAATGGGGCGCTGGTTTCATCCACGTTCAGCGCATCCGCAGGCGCTGCCATGGAAGGCCTGTCCGGCGGCATGACATCTTACAGCTTCGCAGGTACCGGCACGTCAGTGAGCGCCAATGTGAGGAGCGCCGTGTCATCCGGGCTGAACAGTTCTCTTCTTCGACCTGCAGGCGTGAATGTCATGGCTGGTCTGGCAGCAGGCATCAACGCCGGAAGATCGGGCGTCATCGCCGCTATGCGGAGCGCAACCCGCGCGGCGGTCAATGCCGCCAAGGCTGAGCTGCAGATCAAGAGCCCTTCCCGCGTATTCCGGGATGAAGTAGGCGCCATGGCCATGAAAGGCATGGGCAAGGGCGTCACGGAGGAGGCAAAGAAACAGGCGAAGGTCATTGCCAACGCAACGCGCTTCCTGACCGGCGAGGCCCGAGACGGGGCCATCGGATACAGCGCAACCGACAACAGAAAGACCTATAACCAGACGAGCAGCGTCAGCCTGACCGGGAACACCTTCGTCGTCCGCGACGAGACCGATATCCGCTCCCTGGCAGTGGAGATCGCCACGCTCACCAAGCGGCAACAGCACGGCAAGGGCATGAGGCCTTCGTTGGCGTAAGCACATTATCAACAACCTGTGGATATTTTGGAGGTAAAACCGTGAATTACTACAACAAACAGAAATGGATTCTCGCCCTCATGGGCATTCTGGCTGCCCTGATTCTGGTATGTGGTTTTCTTGTGGCGGGCCATGCCGAAGCATCCGTTCCCTCTGTCACCGTGGCGGATCTGTACCGGGTGGTGTCCGATACGATGAGCATGTCTGACGAGCCTTTGGATCTGACTCTTTGCGAGTGCGTCCGTGTGGACGTGGATATGACTAAAGCCGGCGGCGCCATCGACGGGGAGTTCTTCTTTCCCATTCTGTCCAACAACCTCGATTCTGTCATTCTCTATGACGGCTATAACGCTGTGCCTGCCGTCTGGCACTGGACGGATGAAAGCCGGGTGTACCTGTCCTTTGATACCTGGGCTGTGAGCCAGCTCAGCGATATGACTGGACTGTACATTTTCTTCTTCTCTGCTGTCCGATAAGAGCGCTTGAAAGTGAGCGTTGGGGCTTCTCCCTGACGCTCTTTTCCGAGGTTACGACATGAAAGATTACTTCATATGGAACGGCGTGGACTGTCGGACATACGGCATTCACGTTTCTGAGCAGCCACCCATCACGCTGCCTGCCGAGCGCTCCACGCAGACAAATGTGCCGGGGCGGCCCGGCAGCCTGACCACACTGGAAGGCGATGACGTGTATGACGATCTGCTTCTGACCGCCACCTGCTTTATCACGGACACCGGCAGGATCGGCGATATTGGCCGCTGGCTGAAGGGCGGCGGTACGGTGGTTTTTGCCAACAGGCCCGGCGGCCATTACAAGGCGCGCATTGCGAACCAGATCCCGTTTGAAAAGATACTCCGGGGCAATCCCCACTGTTCCTTCTCCGTGAACTTCCGCTGTTATCCCTTCTGGTATCAGGACGACGTGGAGGATGTGACAGCCACGGCCCCGGCGACTGTGCTGAATAATCCCGGTTCCGTCTATGCTGAGCCTGTCCTGACGGTCTACGGGGATGGGGATATCACCCTGATGATAGGCCAGCAGCTCGTGGAACTGGAAGGAATCAGCGGGAGCATCGTCATCGACTCTGTGCTGAAAGAAGCCTATAAGGACAGTGATCTCCAGAACGACAGAATGAGCGGGGAGTTTCCCGTACTCCTGCCGGGCGGCAACGCTATAAGCTGGACGGGGGACGTCAGCAGAATTGTTGTTACGCCGAACTGGCGCTATCTCTGACTTTCATCTTTGACAGATTTATGTTATACTTTTTGCAGAAATTCTGACCGCAAACACCGGAGGATCTATGAACGACGGAGAACTCATTGCCCTTGTGCGCTCATCCATGTACCATCAGTGTCAGCAGCGCGGCTATGCGGCGCCGGTTGATGTGCTCATGGATATCGGCGTCCTTTCAAAAGAAAAATACAACGACTGGCGCTTTGGCCGCGTCCCCTTTCTGGAGGCTGTTTGCGCTGCCAACCTGGCGAAGCTGTCGTTTATCATGCGAACGATACGGGCATATGCTCAAAAACAGGGATTGAAACCATCTTTTACATGCTACAAGCAGTGGGGCTTGAAAACAAAGGGAAAACGTCCTGTCGTCCTTCTGCGGTTCAGTAAAAGCGGAAATCCTGATATTGAAAAGCAGTATTCAACCCATTTTGTCGACACAGGTCGGATTGAGACGCTGAAAAACGCATCTTCAGAAGAATAGCCGTTCTGGCGCTGTCATTCGGCAGCACTTTTTCATTGATAACAGTCGGATAACTCTTTGCCTCGTCTCTTGCTATTCATGCCAAACAGAGCGTTAATGGACATGCCGCAAGGCAAATCCATTATTCGGAGGTGCTCACATGAGCAGATTCATCTTCTTTCAGGTGACGTTCGCGGATGGGGATCGCGCTTTCTATGGAAAGCCGCTCGACGCGCCGCACATCAGGGCATGGCTGGAGGGTAAGAAGATCTACGCTGGCTGCAGCGTCCGGATCCTCGGCGAGACGGAGTACACCAGACTGAAGCCTGCCGTTTCCGTCAATCAAACCGCCCAACCCGCAGGCCGGGACGATCCCGAGGCCGCTCAATACGCGATTCAGCTTGCGATCCCCCAAATGAACAAAAAGGCCGAAGAGAAGCTGAAAGAGCTGGATGGTACCATCGTCCTGTTCTTTTATATGGAACATTTCGTTCTGACAGACGAAGGCTGCGATCTTGACAGGCCCCTCTGGGAAGGTGAAAACCTGGAAGACCTGGAGGCATGGCTGGAGAGACAGCCTGAATAAGCCCGACAACCTCACCGGCGCTGCCTGATTCATTGGGCAGCGTATTTCTTATGCCTCTTATAACAGCAGTGCGCCTCAACAGGAGGTGATCTTCCATCATCTGTGTCTATTCGCCCGACTGTACCAATTTCTCTTCCAACGGCAATGGCGTACTCACACCGTTTACCGCTCAGGTGACGGAGACCCTCAACGGTGAATATGAGCTCCAGCTTACGCATCCCATCGACGAGGCGGGCAAATGGAAACGGTTAGTGGAGGGCTGCATCCTTCGCGCCCCTGTGCCCGCGTCCATGACGCCCCGCGTGGAGCTGGCTGCGCAGGAAGCCTCTGGCGGCCGTATGATCTACCGGGTCACCACAAACCGGGATCCGCTACGCCTTCGTTCAGGCACCGGCACGAACTACAAAATCCTGGGCAAATACGCGAAGGGCTCCAGAGTATATGTGCTCAATAAGACCACTTCCTCCTGGTATGAAGTGACCGCCCCGGACGGGAAGCACGGCTATATGGCGTCCCAATATCTCACCTATGTGAGCACAGAGCCGCCATCCAGCCCAGCCGTTTCGGGCGGCGTTGTCGAGCCGAAACAGCTACGGGATCAGCCGTTCAGGATCTACCGGGTAGTGCCCGAGCTGGACAAGATCAGCGTCTACGCCCGGCATGTGTTCTACGATCTCATGGACAACATGATCCGGGAGTATAAACCTTCGTCCTCAGCGGCGGGGGCCGCTGTCGTCCAGGGTCTTTCTTCCGCCTGTCTGTCTGAGCATCCGTTCACTTTCTTCTCCGACCTGGACAGCACCGCGGAAGAAACTGAATTCATCAACGTGAATCCTGTGGACGCCTTCATGGGCGACGAGGGTTTTATCGCTAAATACGGCGGAGAACTGCAGCGCGACTGGTTCGATGTCTACCTCGTGAAGCGGGTCGGACTGGATACCAATGTTCAGATCCGGCAGGGCAAAAACCTGCTGGGCATCAGTTACGACGTAGATATCTCCGATGTCGTCACGCGCATTATGCCGACCGGGCAGGACAAGGACGGGAATGTCCTCTACCTCCCGGAGCTTTACGTGGACAGCCCGCATGTGAATGATTACGACCACATCAAGTGGATTCACATGGATGTGTCCGACGCGAAGGAAAACGATGGAAAATCCGACAAAAAGGACAAAAAAACCAAGGCGCAGTGCTGCGCCGACATGCGCAAAGCTGCTCAGGCGCAGTTCGAGGCCGGCTGCGATCTTCCCACTGTCACACTGAAAGTCGATTTCATCAACTGTGCGGAGACGGAGGAATACCGGGAATACGGCTTTCTCCAGAACATCTATCTGGGAGACGCTGTCCGTGTCATCGCCCCGCGCATTGGCTTACAGGTCTCGATGCGGATGACGCAGTACACGTACGACTGCCTGCTCCGCAAGTACACCTCCATGGCGCTGGGCACGGCAGCGGACACCATTGAGGCGAACATGATCTCTGCCCGGCAGCTTCCCTCGGGCATTATCTCAGGCTCAAAGCTTGCGATCAACTCCATTGGCCCCGGCGCTCTGCAGGAAGGCTCCGTTGGTTCTCTGCAGGTGCAGCTGGCAGCCATTCAGACGGCGCACATAGAGGACGCTGCGGTCACGCGCGCCAAGATTGGCGAAGCAGCAATAGGAGCCGCGCAGATCGAGGACGCCACTATCGGAACGGCAAAGATTCAGGATGGCTCCATTGTCACCGCGAAGATTCACGACGGCGCAATTGACTCGGCGAAAATCGGCGACGCCGCGGTCACCCGCGCAAAGATTGACGAAGCGGCCATCGGCGCGGCGCAGATCGAGGACGGCGTCATCACCTCGGCGAAGATCGGCGCTGGTGAAATCCAGACCGCCAACATCCACGACGCCGCAATAACGGAAGCAAAGATCACGGACGGTGCGATTAAAAACGCCAAGATTGACGACGCGGCTATCAGCACGGCGAAAATCCAGGACGCGGCCATCACCAATGCCAAGATCGGCGGTGCGGCGGTTGGCACGGCCAACATCCAGGACGCCGCCATCGTCGCCGCGAAGATTCTGGACGGCGAGATTATCACGGCCAAAATTGCCGATCTGGCTGTCACCGGCGCGAAGATCGCCGACCTCGCCGTGACCACAGCGAAGATCGCGCAGGCGGCGATCACCAACGCCCAGATCGCCAACGCCGCCGTCGACACGGCGCAGATTGCCCTCGGCGCCATCACCGCCGCCCTGATCGCCAACGGCGCTGTTGGCACGGCGCAGATCGCAGACGCCTCCATCACCGACGCGAAGATAGTCTCGCTGAACGCCGATGTCATCACATCCGGCACTCTGGCCACAGAACGGCTCATTATCCGGGGCGACGACGGACTCATCTATGAGATCAACGCCCAGGCGTCCGGTTTGACGCTGGAAGAATTGCAGGACGAGAAATACAGAGAGCAGCTGAACGGCACTGTCATTGTGGCGCGTTCCATCACAGCTGACCAGATCGCGGCGGCGACTATCACCGCCAATGAGATTCTCTCCGGAACGATCACCGGCGACAAAATCGCCGCGGCGACCATAGAAGGCGCGAACATCAAGGCCGGGACGATCACCACCAGCCACGTAGCTGCGGATTTCGGCTCAACCCTTGACCTCACATCCAATGTGGGCATCAACCAGCGGGTGGAGCGGATCTACAGTGACATGGACGACCTGATCGGCTTCCGGCTGGAGATCATATCCACCTCGGATCTGCTGTCGGAGGACATCAGGAACACCACGCTCTCCGTCCGGGTGTGGCACGGCAGCGAGAACGTGACCGACACCCTGCCTGCCGCCCGATTCAGCTGGAAGCGGGTGTCTTCCGACAGCACGGCAGACGCCTTGTGGAACGCGGCACACACCGGCATGAAGAGCATTACCCTGACCACCACGGACGTTCTGTACAGTGCCACCTATACCTGCGAACTCAGCGAGGAGGAATAACACGGCATGGCCATCATCGCAACCGGCTCAAAAACAATCATAGATCTCTCAGACGGCAAGAGTCTGTCCTGCTACCTGGGAGCCAATCAGCCCCGGACGCAGATCCGGGACGTGAACGCTTCCACTTACAGCCCGGACTGGACGACTACGGCAGGCAGGCTGGTCATTACGCCCGTCATCTACGCCAACCAGACAGCTGTTGCGCTCAACAACGCAGGCCTCACCATCACCTGGAAGCGCAAGGAAGGCTCCGGATCCGAAGCCGCTCTGGCGGCGGGCGAAACCGTCAGCGGCAACGTGCTCACGGTCAGCCAGAACAAGCTTGCTTCCATTACCAGCGGGCTTCTCACGTATATCGCCTATGTTGCCTATGCCGATCCTGACACAGGCCTGACGATCAACGCCACGGCGGATATTTCCTTCGCGCTGATCAAAACCGGTGAGAACGCCAGGAGCGCCTGGATCAGCGGCGAGCAGGTGTTCAAGTACACCTCTGCCGGCGCGGTCAGCCCATCTCAGATTACTCTGACGGCCAACCTCCAGAACGTGACCATGGGCAAGTGGCAGTACAAGAACAGCTCCGGGACGTGGACGGATTATCCCACTACCAGCGACAACGCCTCCATCACCGGCACAACGCTCATCGTGAAGCCCACCCACGGCGTGTTTGTCGGCGAATCGGCCACGCTGCGCATCACGACCAGCGACGCCTCCATCGGGGATACCACATCCATTTACAAGGTGACGGACGGTTCGCCCGGCGGGGCAGGTCAGAACGCCTCCGTGGTGTTCCTCACCAACGAGAACATGACCTTCGCGGGAACCTACGCCGGCAAGGTCGCCGCCACGACGAAAGTCTGCAATGTGGTGGCCTATACTGGAACAACGAAGGTCACGCCCACAGTCGGTACGCCGACGGGAATGCCAACCGGAATGACCATTGTCATCGGGGAAGCCGTCGACAATGAGATACCACTCACCATCACCATCGCGGCCAACGCCACGCTTGGTGCGGCAGGACAGTTGAACGGCGTGGTGAATGTGCCTGTAACCTCGCCCGTCTCCACCACGCTGCAGATTCAGTGGAGCAA